CCGCGGCACCCGTTGTTGTTCCAATTGCTCTTGTAATTACAGCCGCGGACTTAGCGCCTGAGGCATTTAGTAGCCACGGAAGTCTTCCTAGTACCCAGTTTACTCCAACCTTCTGGCCAAGTTTAAGAGCAATTTTAGGTGCAATAATTCTTGTGATCATAGCACCACGTAGTTCTGTTAGTTTTTCTTGATACTGTGCAGCTGTCATGTTGCCTTTTTTATATTCACTGTCTAGAGCCGGTTTAGCTACACCCCAATACCAAGCAACATTACCAATAATGTTAGCCCATCCCATCCAGCTGATTAATTCTTTTGAATAGTGCCCAAGTACTTTGGCCTTAAGACTGGCAGATAATTCTTTTTCTGCTTGAGCTAGTAGTTTGTCGTCAACACGCTTTTCCAACTTGGCCCACATGGACAACTCAGGAGTAACTTTTTCAGCAGCAACTGCTAGATCAGCAGCTCCCCTTTCTGCGCCAGCCATAGCTCGTTGTGCAGGTGTTGAAGATCTTCCGGCGCCTTTTTCAAAGCCACGCATAAATGCATCAAACACGCCTTCATTAGTAATTATGTCAAGGATTTTCATTATAGTATTCTCTTACAGAATATTTATGCTCTTTCTAGATCGTCTACGCCGATCTGTTCTTCGCTATCGCTCGAACTTATCTCTTTTCTTTAATTATGAAAGTATTATAAACGCGAAGCGTTTAAAGATATTATCTAGATTGTGTAGTCACACTTAGCCCTTGCGGGCTAAAAAATGAACATTATCTGAGTTGAGCAGTTCACTTAGCGTTAACACTACAAGCATTTAGCTAGCTTAGGCGGTTATCCGGTACCTAATCATGTCGTCTTATACAACGGCGGGTCTGTACACATACGCTAACACGCATACAGCCGTGCCTTACCCTGCGACATCACCAGGGATTTGAGCGCACGAATTTAGCCTGCGCTAGCTTAGACCGTTTGTTTTGCCTGTAGTTGTTCTTGTAGGCGTTGCCTTAGGATATTTGACCCGCCAACTCTAACATTAATAATACCGTTATAGTATTCGTCTGTTTCGAGTACACGACGTTCAAACTGTTCTCTTGCCTCTAGATAGGACATTTCTGCCTTGGATTTGCAAAGATAAAGTATTTCTCGTTGGAAGTTTTCCGGACCTAGTTCTGTGACGTCTGCCTGTAGTCTATCACTTGATCCCCAGTAGTCGCGCCAATCGCTTTCTACTATAGATCTACGTTTAAGTTTTTTGCCTTTGAGTGGTGATTTCGTGCGTTTAAACTGTGCTAGTTTTTTGCCTATGTATTTTTGTCCGGTTTTTAGATTTGTAATGAGATACACAAAGCCGATACAGCCTTCGGGTATTTCTTCAACTAAACGATTTTGATAGTGCCACGTCATGTAATATATACCTGACTACTGAGCACCACCACCCTTCTTTTGAGCCTGTCTGCGAGCCTCTTTAGCTGCTAATTCTTTTTCTTTTTCCACTGACCAATCACGAATAACCACACGCCTACGTGAACATATTCGCCTAATTTCACTTAGGCTCTTACGGAGACGTACAGCAGATGCTTTGGTCCCCTCGTTGATCCACTGTTGGTTTAGTTCAAAATAACGCCTAAACTCAGCTAGCAGCTCAGCATGTAGTTGTTCATCTTGATTGGGTAGCATTTAATAATTTTTCCGCCTCTGTGTCTACAACCCGCTGTCTAAGCTCGGTAGTAGAAAATGTGTGTTGCCTTTTGTTAAAATAAAAATCTATGCCTTTGTTTAGACACTCTACCTTGCCAGTGAAGTGTCGATTTTCGTATTCCTCACCTAAAATCCTAATGTTTATAGGATATGCAAGAAATATGTCAACTAATTCTTTTTCTGTAGAGTAAGGTATTATTTCATCTACATACTTGCAGGCTTCAAGCTGCACATATCTTTCAAACATACTTTGTACAGGTTTGTTTTTAGTACTAGGGCGATCAATAGTGGGATCTGTTTGCAGTCCCACTATCAGTCGATCACAAACAGTTCGTGCTTCTTTGAGCATGATAATATGCCCTGCATGAAACAGATCAAATGTTGAACAGGTAAATCCTATGATCATTTTGTTTGACTCATGATAAACTCAGCGTGGTCTCCGTTGATCGGAGCACCTTGATAAACTAGATGATCGTGCATGGCCATCATAGCATTGGCAAACCAAGCTAGCATAATATCATCCTCAATATTACAATGGGGGTGAGTTTCTCTAAAGAAGTTAGTCCACGCCTGAGCATCAGGATTTGAATGTATGGTCATGTCATAGTTGTTCATTCTGTAACCTCTAAATCTGTAGCATACGATGTAAAGCCGTTTTCTTTGATAACTTTCAGCACATTGTTCACGCGACCAATTAGTTCGTCTTTGTGTGAAATTAAGTAGATGTTCTTCTTGCGCTCTCGACTCATCTTCTTAAGAACACTTAGCGCACTTTCAACACCTGACGCATCTAATCCGTTGTCAATTAGTTCGTCTACAAACAATAGATTAATGTTTTGATATAGACTTTCCCAAACATCACGGAACGCCCAGGACAAGCCTAAGATCAAGCGATTACGCTCTCCCCTACTTAGATTATCAAAGTCTAGGTCTTGACCTAGTTGTGTAATCTCAACATTAAGATCGTTTTGGAACGTAACACTATGCGGTAAGCCCATGCGATCCAGGTAATAAGTTAGTCTATTGTTTAGATAGGCTAGATTTTGATCAATGATCTTTTTGCGTATAAAGCTGTCTTTACTGGTCAATAACTTGAGTAAGAACTCCTGATGTTCTTTAAGTGTAGACAGCTCGTTGACAGCATCCCAAGTAATTTCCTGTAGGGCAGTATTGGTTAATTCGTCAATCTGCTCTTGATAAGGGTCAGTTTCTCCGGCTCTTATAGCCAGCTGTTGTTCAAGAGTTTTGAGATTATTTTGGTGTTTTAACGCCTCTTCTACTGTGTCGTAGTAAGTGTTTGGCCTACCATTGATCTCGCCAATGCCGTCAATTTCTGTTCGGATTTTATCTAAATCCCCAGTAACCTTAGCTAGATATTTTTTTGCTTCATCTAGGTTTCCCTGCGCTGTAGACGTCATTTCGCCGTGTTTATGGTCATGCAACTCCTGTTCACAAGCATGGCACCGCTTATTCGCTAACTTCATAAGCTCGCTGTCGTACTTCGTGACGCTTCGCTCTGCTTGCGCTATCGCGCTTTCTAACGTAGCACGTTCCTTATTCAAGGACCGCAGTCTTGCAGACTGTTCGTTGTAGATTTTTAGCGCGGCATGCGTTGCAATTTCTGCTTCAATGTCTACATTTTCAAGCTCGATAATTGCCCTAGCAATTTTTTCAAGATCAACTTCTTTTTGCTTGTTCCAAACGGTTTGTTTGGTAATTAAACTGTCGATGCTTTTTTGTATGCTTTCATTTGATCGTTTTGTTGCTTCAATTTTAGCTGTTTCTTGAGCAATATCTTCTTTGGTTTGTCTAATAAACTCTTTTAGTTTTTCTGATTTTTCACTGAGTATAGTAATACCTAATAGCTGTTCGATAATTGCTCTTTGATCGTTTGCTTTCATAGAAAGAAACGGTTCGGTGTAAGTGTTTAACGCTACTACATGTTTAAACATATCGTGACTCATACCTAGCAATTCGTCTAGGTCTTTTTGTGTTTCACGCATATCGCCCTGGGCGTCGTCTGTTTCTTCAGATTCTTGTTCAATATCGTTTACATAAAACTGTAGTATGTTAGGTTTACGTCCTCGCTCAATACGATAAGTTTGGCTATCTTTCTCAAACGAAAGTGTAACTAACATATTTTTATTATTAATCTTGTTGATTAAGTTATCTTTTTTAATGTTAGTTAATGCTGTACCAAATAATGCATAGCTAAGGGCATTTACAATAGTAGTTTTACCAGTACCGTTACGACTACCGCTGTCGTCGCCCCCCATGTCTAAATTTTCTCCGAGAACAAGGGTAAGATGTGTTTTTTCAAAATCTACAGCTTGGGTTTGATTACCCATGCTCATAAAGTTTTTGACTGTAAGTTCTTTTATTTTTATCATAGGCTGTTATAAATCGCCAGTAGCGTATTTTTATTATACGTGTCGCTTTCAATATTCACAAGCTGACTGGACACAATTTGATCAACACTTTCAAAAGATTGGATGTCAATGTTAGTATCAATTTCAGCAGCTTTCTTTTCTGCAATTAACGTAAGCTCTCGAATCTCGTACTGAGACATAAAGTTTTCTTTGATGAAACTAGCTTCTTCGTAGGTAATATCGATATCTAAAGTTACTCGAAGATGTTGTTTTGGTAAAATAAGAGAATCAGCTTCATCAATTAACCTACTCAGATTAACGGTGCGGAAAGTTGGTTGCCCTGGCCAGCTATGGTATTCGGGCTTACCGCCCCACTCTAAAATCATCATGCCGCGTTCGTCATCCCACGCATCTGCATAGTTGTGTGGAAATGCATTGCCAATATAAATCATATTGCTTTTTTGCTGACGCTTGTGAAAATGTCCACTAAAACCTAACTCGTAATTTTTAAAACTATCTAAGTTAATTTCTCCATGGTCCGGCATTTGTACCATAGCGTTCATAAAGAAGTTAGGCAATTCAAAGTGTCCAAAGATGTACTTGCCACCTTTTTTGCCCACAGTCTTCCATTCGTCTCCTACAAGCCATGGACACATAGTTACATCACCAACAGTCATTGGTTTATGTACAATAGTAATACCGGGGATGTACTTGCCAAACTCTACAGAGTGGATATCACGCTTATCTTTATAGTAAAGATCATGATTACCAGGAAAGAAATAAAACTGATCAAAAGCCTGTCCGAGCTTCTCCAATGCTCGAAGGCTGTAGTCCATAGTAGTGATATTAAGACTATTGCGGTTGTGATGCCAGTCGCCCATAAAAATACCTGTGTCACAGCCTTCCTCCTTAGCTTTTGCAATATACCAATCTACAAAGTCTTCACAGTCTTGATTATGCACTTGACTGTTAGACTTTAGCCCAAAGTGGATGTCTGTAAAACAGGCAACCTTTTTAAACAAATTACTCATGTGTGTCCTCGTTGTGACGTTTTAGTGCAGCTTCGTGCTCGCCTTGCCCTGTACGTGAATAGCTTGGATTCATGCCGTTCATTTCTAAGATATCGTCTCTAATGTTTTGATTACGTTTCTCAATGTTGATAACTCTAACGAATGAATTAGTAACAGCAGCAGTAAAGTAAGCAAAAGGATTATCTGATTTACTTTCATCAAATTGTAGTCCTATTTGTGTTAGTTGAAGAATAGCTTGGCCTTTCATTTCATCATTATAGGTATAGCCTCGAACGTTGCCCCTAGTAGCGTACCTCTCACAAAGTTTAATCATCATCCGGGCAAGTGTTGGGCTAATTTGTCCAGCATCTTTATCAAACTTTCCTTTTTCTAAGTCCCCACGCCAATGACTTTTACCAACACAAATTAGTTCGTCTTCTTCATTAAATTTCCAATGTTGGAACGGTGGAAAGTTAACTTTATCTCGTCCATCAGCCGCACTTTTTGGATTTTTTTTGCGAGTAGTGTTTACAGGTATATGATCATATGTCATAATTCTAAAAACAATATCGGTCTTTGCTATCTTTTTATAATCAACTTCGCAATCTGCTTGTTTAACTTTTTCACCGGCAGCTTTGCGTTTAGCATATTCTTCGTCGCCCATTCGTTTTGCACGATTTCTTTTGGCTTCTGCTACAGTACGTATGTTAATTTTTTCAACATTTGGTAAAATAATGTCGTACTGATGGTATTCTGGCTTGGTAAAAATACAATATGAACTTTTGCTTCTATGTATTTCAGCTAGCATATCCTTATTATTAAGGTAATTCGTTTTAGTTGTCATTAATCACATCTCCGGATAATAATATTATAATATACGCACATTAAAAAGTCAAATAAATATATTACCAAAAGGAAAAAACATATGGCACTATTTGACAACGGCCCTGGTCTAGCAACTCAGGTTTCAGTAGCAACAAACGCTGCATCATCAATAATGAATCTTGCTCAAGGCGCAGCTGCTTTTAAAACAGCAGCCCGGGCAGGAAATTTACAATCTCTAGTTAGCGGATCAGCTGATGTACTAAGTGCTGTTGCTATGTTTTCTAACATAGTAAATCCAAACGATTGGAGAGTTTCGTTAAGTATTCCAAATTGGATTAGCTTTATACAAAGCCCAGTGTTAAAGCCATTGAAAGATGCTGGCGCAATGGTATTTCCTTACACTCCTGAAGTTACGTTAGCTAGCAATGCAAAGTATTCCCCAATTGCTACCACGCATAATAATTATCCGTTCCAAGCCTACGAAGGAAGTAATCCCGGAACAATAACAATTACAGCACCGTTCTACGTTGAAGACCAAGAGCAAGCATTGTATTGGATAGCCGCTTTACATTATTTCCGTAGTGTGACAAAAATGTTTGCTGGAACAGATATTAAGGCAGGTAATCCTCCGCCCATTGTTATGCTAAACGGTTACGGAAGTTATGTTTTTAAAAATATACCAGTGGCTGTTACACAATTTCAAACTACTTTGCCTAAAGATTGTGATTACATCAGTTGTAATACTGTTGGAAGTGCTTTAGGCGCCGTTGCTGGTATTTTTGAAGCAGGTGAAGATGTACTCAATGCATTTGGTCTAACAGCACCCGGCCTAGGTGGTTTAGGGTCGCTGACAGCAACTATAGGAAGTTTAGGTGTCGGGGGTTCTACATCAGCAGGCAAGGCATTTGTCCCAACTAAAAGTACTTTTACTGTTACATTGCAACCAATGTACAGTAGAACATCAGTAAGAAGATTTAGCCTTGAACGATTTGTTACTGGTGGCTATGTTTCAAACCCATTTGGATATGTATAATGAAAGCTAATTACAATAACAGTAGTCCTTGGTATACTACTCAGATAAGACAAGATTATCTTGACATACTAGCAATTCGTCCGGTAAGTGCTGAACCAGATGACTATCTATATACAATTGAATCTCAATACCAGTACAGACCAGACTTGTTAGCCTACGACTTGTATCAAGATCCTGCCCTATGGTGGGTGTTTACTCAACGGAATCTCGATGTTCTCCAAGATCCAATTTTAGATTTTAAGACAGGGACACAAATTTATGTTCCAAAACCGGCAAGTTTAAAAAATATACTAGGAATATAATGTCAGAAAACGGAGCAACATCAGCATCACAAGCAGCGAATGCTGTAAATTTTGTACAAACTGGTTCAGCGGCCCTCGGCGGAATAGTTGATGCATTTACAGGTTCATTTAATGCAGCCAGCGCGGCAATTGGAAACATATTTACTTCGTTGG